GACAACGCGGCGTGGAGCAATTGGAATGTCACAACGCCGCCGCCGACCATCACCCCCAATGTGGAGGTGTCTCCTGTTGGCACGCTGACTGCTGATAGGGTGCAAATTCCAGCAACGGCGCCCGGGGAGGTTAGCACCAAACTTCAGACCATCGCTACCGCAGGAAATACCTACACGGCCAGTGTCTGGGTGAAGGGCAACAACCAAAGCGGCTCGTTCACGTTGTTTGGGTTTGGTGGCGCCAACGTCCAGTGCTCAACATGCTATTACTACGCAAACGTCTGGACGAGATGTTACGGCATAGTCAGGCCATCAAATACCAATGTCGGTTATGGCAACGCATCTGGCGCCGACTGCAATGGTGACACCACCCCGAAAGCCGCCGTCGATGTTTTCATGTGGGGTTTCAACGTCACTGACGGCACCAACCTGCGCCCGTACATCCCCGCCACGTCCGCGGCAGTGACGACGGCCAACGAACAGGTTTATGTGACGCTGCCCGCGAATGCGCCTGCGCTCAATTCGATTGAGGCGACGGTGGATGTACCAAGCACCATTCCTTATGTCCGAGCGGTTGTTGTCGTTGACAAGGACGCCAACAACAGAATTACCATGATGCTTGTAAACGACTCTGGCACATTTCGAGTGTGGTGCGCTTATTTTGTTGCTGGAGCAGGTTATAATTTAAGTTCGCCACCAAACAGTGTAGTGCTGTCTGCACGGAACCGCGTTTCGTGTAGTTGTGATGGCACGAAAATCTACGCTTGCGCCAACGGCTCGTGCACCAGTACGAATGCAAGTTTTACGAACTTCACTGGCGCGACACGCATCTACCTCGGCACTCAACCGGGCGCATACCAGCAGTCAGACCCGATGCCCATCCTCAAAGGCGTAAAGGCGGACCCCAACCCGTACAAGTTCAGGTGACGCAATGGACCGCGCGAAAACACTTGTTGCTGGGTTGCTCGTCGCCGGTGGAATCGCTGCGGGCGTCTACCTCGCCAACCTCGAAGACGTAAGCCCCAGCGCCGTGAGAGTCGCCACGTGTCCCGTGCGCGTGCGCGAGGAGTGCCGCGGAAAGTACCCGGATTTGAAGCGCTATGAGACGGTGCGGTTGCCGGTTGCGCTGCTGGACGGTGGCTCTGGTAAGCCCGGCTCACTCGCACTGCCGGACGTCCTCGCGGACTGCATCGAGGTGCTGCGGCTGGAAGACTGCACCGTCGACGACTGCGACAAGTACCCCGGCGCGTGTGACGTGCGAGACGCCGGAGTCGTCAGGGCCCGCGCGGCCAGCAAGTACGTCATCCCCGACTGCCGCGCGCCGGACGGCGGCTGGGACGACACCGCGGTGGCGGACTGTCGCAGACGTGGCGTGTTAATAGACGGTGGCGTGGCGTGGTGGGGCTGTAACGTCTTCCCTCGCGAGGAGGCCGTCGGCACGCAGTGCCTCGACGCGCCGACTGGCGTGGTGGTGGCGGGCGAGCGGCTGGAGGACAGTCTGTAATGCTGCCACCCGAAGCGCAGGCCTGGGTTGTCGGCGTCCTCGTCGCCGGGGTGCTGAGTGTCTTCGGCTTTCTCGTGCGCCGCGCCTTTGGTGACATCGCCGAGGGGCTTTCCGAGGTGCGCGAGTCCCTTGACGCACTCAAGTCGCAGCTGGCCGCGCACGACACGCACCGTGCGACGCTGGAATTGCGCGTCTCCGCCGTCGAAAGGGAGTTGGCGGGCGTGCGCGAGAGGTACCACGAGCTGGCCAACACGGTGACAGCGCGGCTTGGCGTCTGCGAGTCGCGGCTGGAAACGACGCGGGAGAGGCTGCGGCACCTGGAGCTACGTCACCGCGGCAGCGAGGAGGAGACGTGACGCCATTTACTCTCGGCCTCGACTCTCCGGGCAGGCGCCTCACGTCCTCGTTGCAGGACAGGAGTCCAGCGCGCCTCATGGCCATTGTGGCCGAGCACCACCTGCGAGGCTTCGGGCGGTACCAGCCGCGCGACGTGACGGGCGACGGGCGCAAGGAAACGTGGTGCAACCTCTTCGCGCAGGACGTGTCCGAGGCCATGGGCTGCCCGCTGCCGCGGCGCACGACAGCCAACGGCCTCTGCGCGTGGCTGCAGTCCGACGAGGCGCACGCGGCCGGCTGGGAGGAGACGACGCTGCACATCGCGCAGCGAATGGCCGACGAGGGGCAACTGTCGCTGGCCGTGTGGCTCAACATGTTGGGCCCGGGCCACATCGCCGTGCTGGTGCCGTCCCTCGGAGAGTCCGGGTGCTGGATTGCGCAGGCTGGCGCGACGCGCTTCACCCGCGCACCGCTGAGTGCAGGCTTCGGCGACTTACCGGTGCGGTTTTTCTCTCACCCATGACAAGGAGACACACATGGACTGGCTCAATGACCCCTCGAAGCGCCGCCTCTTGGTGACGCTGCTGACGACGCTGCTTGCCTCGTTGGCTCCACGCCTCGGCATCACTCAGGACACCGTCGAGCTGCTAGTGATGTTGGCGATCGCCTACGTGACGGGCGGCAACCTCAAGGAGGCTTTGGTGCGCCGCGCCGAGGCCGCGGGCAAGGCGGCCGCCGAGGGAGTGACGCCCGAGACGGCGCGGCGCGTGCTGCTGGACGCCATCGCCAGCGAGAAGGCGAAGGCCGAGAAGGAGGCGAAGTGATGCGCGCCGTCGCCCTCGTCGTCCTCCTCGCCTTCTCCGCGCACGCAGCGGACCCCGTCGGGGAACGTGTGGGGGGTCCGCTCTATACGGCTCCCCCCACCATGCCCGACGGTTCGAAATCTGTCAACCCCCCTCCTGACACTCCCCGAAACCCCCTGTGCCTCACGCCCGAGGACGAGACGTTGCTGGCGAAGCACCTCGTGCGGTTGGAGGCCGAGAATGCCGAGCTGCGCAAGGGCCCCGCGCTGCCTACCTGGGCCCTCGTCCTCCTCGGCGTCGGCCTTGTTGGAGTCGGCTTCGCCGTGGGCTACGGCGTGGCGAAGGTGACGCGACAGTAGTCACAGGTGAGCCCGTCGCACTTACAGCGCACCCTCCCCAGCGACGCGCTTCCATGCGGCTCGCCCCACGTCGCACACGTACTCCGCGATGTGGCGAGTCAACCGCTCGACGCGTGGCACGACTCCTTCCCGCGCCGCAAAGCGCGCGAGAAGCACCTCGTCGTCCCTGCGTACGAGACAGTCGACGCCGTACTCAGGCACTGGCAGCACGCACAGCACGGCGCAGCCGGTCCCCTTGAAGCCGGGGTACTCCTGCAGGCACGCCCTGGCCCACTCGTTGGCCGCACGCGCCACCGGATGGACATCACGCAGCTCGACTGGCAGCTCGTCTTGGCTGAGTGTCTCGATGTCCAGTCGCATGTCCGCGTACCGCGCGGCCACGCGAAGGACCGGCTGTCCAGCTTCGACGTCACACCACGCGCCGGTGAAAATCCGATTCTTCTCCCCATTCGCGCTCTTCTTCGTCATGTGCTCCTCCTTGTCGATTGCTAGGCGAGGTCGCCCCAGCAGTCGGACTCCTTGAACTTCGCGGGGAAGACGTAGTCGTCCCCGTCGATGTGGTGCGTCTTCTCCATCGCGGCGTGCATGATGTCGTACACCGCGCTCTTCTCCTTCTTGTGGGCCTCGACGTAGATGGCGTCGTGGAGGTCCACCACGATGCGGGACTTCATCCCCCGCCGCTGGAATTCCTCGAACACCTCGATGAGGGCGATGTTCTTGATGTCCGCGGCGGTACCCTGAATGGGGTAGTTGGCCACCTCGCTGCGCTCCGGCTCGCGGGGGTATTCGCGGCGGCGGCGCATGATGCGCGTCTCGCTGTACCCCGTCTTCAGCACCCGCTCCATCTCCTCGTCCCAGTACGCCACCGTCCGCCAGTTGCGGCGGTCGAACGCCTTGAGAAGCGGCTTGAACATCTGGAACGTCATGTTGCGGTTGACCTGCACCGCAATCTGGAAGCCCTTCTTCTCACCCGCACCGTACTGCCGCGCGAGGCGGATGATTTTCGCCGCCTTGCGAGCCTCCGGCTTGATGGTCTCCTTCGTCGTGTCCGGCGGGAGCCCGAAGTAGTCGATGGCCTCCGTCGTGTAGACGTCCGCGGTGGCGAGCGCCTGCGACAGCGCCTCGTCCTTGGCGACTGCCGCCATGACGCGGAGTTCGAGCTGCGAGTAGTCCGCGCCGATGAAAGTGAAGCCGGGGGCGGCGACGTACATGCTGCGGACGTTCGCCCAGGGGGTGTCCTCCGAGGCGGGGATGTTCATGAGGTTCGGCTCGCTGCACGCGAAGCGGCCCGTGTCCGTACCGCACGAGTTCCACCCCGCGCGGAGGCGTCCATCCGGCCCGATGGCCTGGTCGATGCGCTTCGAGACGACGAAGGTGGCCCGCAGCTTCCAGACTTCCTCCGCGTCCCAGTAGGCCTGGATGATGTCCTTGAGTTCCTGCGGGACGGTGGGGTCGATGAGCAGCAACGTGAGGGCCGCCGTGTCCACCTTGATTCGCGTCATCTCCCTGTCCTTGTAGAAGGCGGGGTCGATGGGGTCCGGCAGGTTGAAGCGACCGAAGGCCGCGTACTTGCCCGTCGCGTGCTTCTCGAAGATGAGCGCCCGCATGTAGTTCGGGTTGCACTGGAACCCGGGGATGCCCACCTTCTTCAGGAGGTCCGCCTCCCGCTTCTCGTAGAGGGCCTCCAGCTCGTCCGCGAGTTCCTTCCGGCGCTTGGCGTCGACGCGGATGCCGACGCGGTGCATCGCCGCCCCGACGAGGGCCAGCTTCCGCTGGTGCTCGTAGAGCCGCTGCACCCGCGGCGTCGTCCACTCCGGCTCGCTGGTGATGCCCTTCCAGACGCGGGCCGTCACCACGCAGTCGTGGACGTTGTACCGCTTCTTCTTCTTGAGGTTCGACGTGAAGACGAGCCCCTTCTCGTCGTCGGAGTCGCCCTCCTTCCAGGCGTGGTAGTCCGTGTAGATGCTTCCCAGGTACGCCAGCTTGAGGTTCGACGTGGAGACGAGCGCCCGCCGTGCGTCGCGAGTGTCCTCGTAGTTGACGACTTCGATGCCGAAGCGGTGCAGCACCGTGAGGTCGAAGTAGTCCCCGTTGTGGAACACCTTGACGACTTGCGGGTCCGCGAGCAGCCGCTTCAGAGCCACCTCGGCGGCGGACGTGCCGGTACCCCACTCCAGCGACAGCCCCTCGTCGACGAAGCCCAGCCCGACGAGTTGCAGCTTCGCCTCGGTGGGCTTCTTGCCCGTGTAGCTGAACTCCTTGCCCGGGCGGCAGGGCACCGTCTCGATGTCTACAATGACGGGCTCGCCGCCCCGCGCCCGGCGGTGGAACCTCTTGATGGCGGCCGCCGTGGGACTGATGTTGATGCGGCGCGGCCCCTCTTCGAGTTGCCCACGAATCATGCGGGCGAAGCGGTCCAAGTCGATGTCGAACGTCGCCCACTCGTACGGGTTGCGGAAGAAGGCGAACGTCGGATGCCACGACGCGATGAGCTTCATGGCTTCCTCCCCCTCCTCACCCTCGCCCCCGTCGAGCTGTTGCACAGCACGCAGGCGGGCCGGATGTTGTCGCGCGTGTACCGACCGCCCATCGCACCCGGCTCGATGCGGTCCACCGTCAGCGTGCTGAGTGTGAGGATGCACCCGCAGCGGTAGCAGCGGCACGTCCCGGGCCCCATGTTCGACTCCCATACCCGCAGGAGCCAGAACTTCCGCATCATGCGGTCATGCGCGTTGCCTCTTGCGTTGCTGTTGCTTGTTCCTCTTGATTTTTTCGAGCGCACGTCGATTGACCTCCCTCGTCTTCTCGAAGTCCCACTCCTTGATGAAACCCCGCTGCGTCTTCATGCCACGGAAGTCGCCCGTCAGTCCGTAGACGGCCCACTTGCCCGCGCAGAAGACGGGTAGCTCGTTCACGTTCTTGAGCCGCTCCAGCTGCGCAATCAACGCGGGGCGGCAGCAGTCCGCCGCGCGGCGCATGTCCGCCTCGCTCTTCGGCAGGCGGGGCAGGCACGCGATGGCGTTGACGATGAACAGTCGCGCGCGGTTCAGCTTCGCGGCGACGAAGCTCTCGTCGAGTTGCATCCCCGTCGCGCCGACGAAGGGGCGGCCTCGCTCCACCTCCTCGCGTCCGGGGCTTTCCCCGATGAAGATGCCGTCCGCGTCCAGTGGCCCCTCGCCCATGACGGCTTTCGCGGGGAAGCCCCGCACGGCGAACGGACACCGCTTGCACTTCGCCCCCAGGTCCAGGGGCGTCTCCTTGCGTTTCATGACTCTCCCTCGGCTCTCTCGTGCGTGGTGTGCGCCACGAAGAAAAAAAAGACCGGCGGCGCCGCCCGAGAGAGACAACGGCGCCGCCGGGAGGCCAGGTACCGGGGGATTGACTACCCGGCCATCATCAGTCTTGGTGGTGCATTCCAGGTGGGTGAAGACCCGCGTCCTGGCGACGGAATGTATATACCTTCGTGCACCTGGGATGGCAACGGCACCGGAAGACCAGCTTCCGCCGCGTCACCTCGACGAGTAGCAAGTCGTGCAGCGGGTCGTGCTCGTCAGGGCGGACCACCACGCCCATGCGTGCCCCCGGCGGGATGGCGGTCGCGAGCCCCGTGTGGTCCGTGTAGACGATGAGGTGCGGCTTGTCCGGGGCCTGCCCCTCCAGGCTGCTCATCACCCGGACCTTCACTTGCCCACCGCCTTCCTGAGCCGCTTCACCTCGCGCCGCAGCTCCTCGACTTCCTTCTCCAGCTGGCGGTTCCGCTCGATGATGTTGTGGTCCCGCACCTTGCGGCCCAGGGCGATGAGCTCGTTGACTTCCTTCTCGGCCGCGGCCCTGGCCTCCTGCTCCTTGCGTTCCGCCTCGGCCTTCAGCTTCGCCCGCTCGGCCTTACGTTCCTCCATGATGCGGCCCACCTCCGCGAGGTCGTTCATCTCCTCGTCGGAGAGTTCGCGGCTGACGATAGCGACGATGTTCCCGTACTTGTCGTTGCCCAGCCACACGAGGATGTGGCCCGGCAGCTTGCCGAGCTCCTCCTCCATCTGCGCCGCGGTCTCGAACGTCATCGCGCGGGCACCCGAGTAGTGGATGGCGGAGTTGAAGGACACGTTCAGCTTGCCCTTCAGGGCGTTCTCCTGCACCTCGGCGGCCTGCGTCTGGTTCTCCTGCGTCATGTCTTGCCTCCTACTTCGGGGTGGCAACCGTCCAGCTCTCCTCGTACCTGCAGGACTCCAGCTCGTCCCCGAGGAGCTTCTTGAGCTTCGCCTCCTCGACGCTGTTCTCGGGCGGCATCTCGTACTTGATGACCGTCGTCATGAAAGCCGCGGGGTCCTTCCCCTTCGCCCGCAGGAGGGCCTCGACCTTCTTCGCGTCGTAGCCCGTGCGGGTGGGGTGCATCGACAGCGTGAGGCCGCCGACTTCAGCAACCATGCTGCCCTTCTCCGTCGTGACGCGGCCGTGCGCCTTCAGGTACGCGATGACGCGCTTCTTCGCGATGGTGGTGAGGCCGCTGTTCTTGTCCTCCAGCACCTTCTCGATGTCCCGCAGCGCCAGAAACACCTGCGCCAGCTGCTCGGGCGGCAGCTTCTCGTCGGACAGCATGACGGCGAACCGCCCCAGCACGTCCTTCGCCGCGAGCGTGATGTTCTCGACGGTGGCCAGTGACTTGGCCGCCTCCAGCGACTTCTCGGCTTTCTTCTCAATCCTCTTCGTCATGGTTTCCCTCTCGTTGGTACTTCTGTTGTCTGTGCATGTCCGTGCAGGCATCGCACCTGCGCCTCTTGCAATTGACGTCGAACTTGAATGCGGGCGGCTTCCAGACGTGCCCGCATGACAGCACCTGCTTCACGATGCTCTGTCCGCCCAGCTTGTTCGTCCTCCACTCCGTCTCGACGACGTCGCGGAACACCGCCTTGAGCTCGTCGTCGGCCCGACGGTCTCTCGCATAGAGCCGGTGGTACGCAGTCACGCACTCTGGGTCGCCGCAGAACTTGCGTGGCCTCCCCTTTGATGGAGGAATCGGAGCAAGGCAGAACGGACAGAGGCCCGGGGGTGTTGCGGCATACGTCCGCTTCAACCCCGGGCCTCGCCTGTCGCTCACTCTACTTCTTCGCCTTCTTCGCGGGCTTCTTGGCGACCGCCCGCTTCAGGTCGTCGTCCTCGTCGTCGGAGTCCTCCTCCTCGTCGTCCTCCTCCTCCTCGTCGTCCTCCTCGTCCTCGTCGTCCTCGTCGTCCTCGTCGTCCTCGTCGAGGTCCTCGTCGAGGTCCTCGTCCTCGTCGGAGTCCTCGTCCTCGCCGCCGCGTCCGCCGCCGCCCTCCATCTCGATGAACTCCTTGATGACGTTGCGGTCGTCTGGGTACTGCTTGGTCCCCTTCTGGATGCCGATGTGCGCCCGCACCACGTCGCCGTCGTGCGACTCGATGAACTTCTTGATGTCGAGCTGCGAGATGACCTCCTGCCCGTTCTGCTCGATGATGCGGAGCTCGGGCTGGTCGCCGATGGCGTCAGCGAAGCCCTTGATTTGGTCGACGCACTGGGGCGTGATGATGCCGTCCTTCCCCGGCGCGAGGCGGCAGAAGAAGTTGTGGTACACGCGGCGGTTCTTCCCGCCGTCTTCGCCCGTGCCCAGCACCTCGAACCCGACCGAGACGTACGAGACGGGGTTGGGGTTCTCCTTCGACGGTTCCGGCGTGCGGATGGTCACCGTGTCGCCGAGCACCTTGAGGTCGTAGTCCCCCGGCGGGAACGGCTGGAAGGTCCGCTTCTTCTTGTCGATGCTAGCGAGGTTGAACGTCTTGTTTCCCTTAGCCATGGTTGTTTCTCCTACTGCGTGGTGTTGTGTTGCGTGGTTGATTGCTCCTTACTGCGTGGTGGTACTGCTACTGCACTGCTACTTCTTGCCCTTCTTCGCCCCCCACCTGCCGACCGTGAGCCCCAGCTTGTAGAAGGCCAGGGTCATGTCCGGCTCGCGGGGGTCCAGCTTCTCGGTGAAGAGGCGGCCGCCCGGCACGAAGTCCATGGTGGGCCTCGTGTCGAGGTACATCTCCTCCACCTTGGTGCCTTCCCACGTCCGCCCGTAGTTGCGGCGGACGCGGAAAACCTGCTCGACGTTGTTGGGGAACTGGAAGCCAGCCTTCCCCGACACCTGAATCGTCTCCTTCTTCTCGGCGCCCTCGACGGCCCGCCCGCCCTGCTGCGAGGTGTCCGGCGGGCGGTAGGTGTGGCCCTCCCAGATGACGTGCCACGAGTCCTGCTGGAAGAGGTTCCGCAGCTCGTTGAGTTGCCGCGCGAATTCCGTCCACTTGTTCTGGTCCATACCGAGGCCGCCTTTGCGGGGGTCGCCCGGCGGCCCGGCGATGGCGCGCTCCAGCGTCTGGGCCAGCGTGGTGAGGGACGAGATGAGGACGAGGTGGACGCCCTTCGACGACTTCACCTGCGACTCGATTTCCCGCTTCACCTGGAGCATCAGGTTGTAGAAGTCGTAGTTGTGGTCGTGCTCGCTCTGCGAGATGCGGCGCACGTCCTCCTGCAGGTTGATGACGTTCGCCCGCTTCGCCTCCTTCGGCGCGCCGCACATGTCGAGGAAGCTCCCGATGCCGCCCGCCGCGTTGGCGTCGAGCGCCACGACGTGCAGGTGCGAGGGGTCATCCACGACGCCGCCGTACTTCTGCCAGGGCAGGACTCCCAGCGCACCGGCGGCCAGGAACACCGTCTTGCCCATCTTCGCCTCCGCAACCGCCAGCGACTTGGCGTACTGCGAAGGCACGTAGTCCTCGATTGTCTGCCTTTTCATGGTTGCCTCTCTCGTTTTCCCCGGTTGGTTTGTTGCTACCGCAGTCGCGCGGGGGACGCAACTGTGGCGGAAACTACTCCCACGGCATCTTCTCCGCGCCCGGCACCGGCTTGTACCGGCGCAGGGCGCGCCCGTCCTCCAGGACGTACTTGCCCGCTGCCGCGCTGCCGAAGCGGCAGAGGTCCTTGAACTTGCAGTCCACCCGCATGCGGCCGTGCATTTCGGTGCAGCGGTACGTCCGCATCGCATTCGTGTCCCACGTGATGCGGCTCGCGAGCTCGACGTAGTACCGCGCGGACTCGACGAATTGCTGCACCGCCTCGGGGCGAATCTCGATGGCGACGCGGTGGAACGACGGCTTCTTGCCCTCCGTCGGCTTGCAGACTACGTCGAGGACGACGCCCGCCACCTTGCCCCAGCGGGCCTGCCCTTCGGGGGCTGCCATGTAGAGGGCGGTGTAGAGGAGCGGCTGCACGTGCAGCTCGTACTCGCGGACGACGGAGCCAACGTCCGCACTCGTCGTCTTCGCCTCACCGATGCACAGCGCCCCTCCCGCCTCGGGGTAGTACGACAAGTCGTCCAGCTTGGCCGTCCGGTAGAGGTGAGGTGGGTCTCCCGGCACCAGCGGCGCAGGGCCAATCTGGTACTCCGCGGCGATGGGCCGCGGGCGGGGCCGCGCGCTCCAGTGCTCGATGTATTTCGCCATGAGGGCGAGCGCGAACGTCTCGTCCTTCGGCGAGAGCGGCAGGTGCTGGAGTTCCGCCTCGGCCTGGCACTTCGCCTTCAGGTGCTGCCAGGTCGCCTCTGACGTGTCGAAGCGGCGGCCAAACCACTCCCGCCGCATGGCCGCGAAGAGGATGCCCACCGCGAAGTGCGGCGGCATCTGCACCTGCGGCACCCGAATCTTGCGGACGGCGTCGTACTGGTACGCCTTCGGGCACCGCATGATGAGGCTCGTCATGCCGCTACCCGCGTCGGTGCGGCCGCCCTCCCCGACGATGACGTCCGGCTCGGGCTTCTTCGGCGGCTTCGGATTCAAGTCCACAAGCCGCACGTCCTTCGCCTTCGTCTTTGCCATGTCACTCCTCCTTCTGGGGCTGCGCGAGCTGCTTCTCGACCGTCTGCAAGTCGAAGTCCGGCTCCACGAAGGCCAGCACCTTCTTCGCCCGCGTGGCGGCGACGTACTTCAGGTTGCCCTCCTCGCCCGAGGAGTACGTCCTGAAGCCGTCCTTGAACGTCTTGCAGAGGATGTAGACGCGGTCCGCCTCCAGGCCCTTCGACTTGTGGGCCGTCATGAGGACGATGCGCGGCGACGGCACGCCCGGCGTCGAGTCCTCGAACATGGAGTCGATGAGCGACCGCAGCTTGTCGAGGTCGCCCGTCTCCCGGGCGAGGAAGCACACGGCGTCATGCACGTCCGTAGCGGCCTGCACCGCTGCCTCGTCGTCGCCCGCGTGGGCCACCTGCTTCCGCAGCCAGTCCTCCATGCGCCCGATGAGGTCCTCGGTAGACGCGGGCTTCAGCTTGTCGATGATGGTGGTGAGCTGCCGCCCCACGTCGCGGCCCTCCACCTTCGCCCGCTTGCCTGCCGCCACGAAGGCGAGGCAGAGGGACAAGAGCGGCGCATTCAGGCGGCTGATGATGAAGTCGCCCGGCTCCGCCTCACGAAGCAGTGCCGCCTCAGTGAGGGCCCGCAGCTCGCCGTCCGGGGCGGCGGGCGCGGCCCGCAAGTCCGGCACCCAGAAGTTGGCGAAGCGCACCACCTTCTTCGGGCACCGGTAGGTGACAGTCAACGAGAGGCGGTCCGCCTGCGTGTCCCTGGCGAGCCGCCCGAGGCTGCCCGAGTCCGCGCCGCGGAAGCCGTAAATGGCCTGTCTGTCGTCGCCCACGACGATGAGGCCCTCCTTGCGCTTCATCACCTGCCGCGCCAACTCCAGCTGCGCGCGGTTCATGTCCTGCGCCTCGTCGACGATGACGTAGTCGTACTCGCCGCGCGTCGCGGGCTTCATGAGCGGCAGGTACAGCATGTCGTCGTAGTCCATGGTGCCGTCCTGCGTCTCAACAGCGAGCTGCATCGCGTGCAACGCGGCCTTCAGCACCATCTCGACTTCCCTCGGCGAGAGCCCGTCGAACGCGCCGAACTGCCAGCCGAGCGGCTCCAGGTCGAGAGTCCGGGAGACGAAGGGCATGATGCCCTTGGCGTGGCCCGCGAGGTCCTTCACGGCCCGCTTGTATTCGCGCACCACGGGGTAGCCGAAGGACTTGAGGGCCGCCTCGGCGAGGCGGAGGCCGCGGTTGGCGTCCACCTGCACGTGGGGGACGTGCCGCTTCCAGAGTTTGAGGCCCAGGGCGTGCAGCGTGGACACGTCGATGTTGGTGCCCGCCACGCGCTGCTTCAGCTCCTCCGCGATGCGCTTGTTGAAGGCGCACATGAGGACGCGGCCCTTCAGCCTCTTCGCCGCCTCGACGATGGTGGTGGTCTTCCCGGTGCCCGCGCGGGCCGTGACGACGAGGTTGCCGTCTCCGCGCTCGCACCAGTCGAAGATGGCGAGCTGCTGCTCGCTCCACCTCGTGGTGTTGCTTGCCGCACTTGTGGTGTTGCTTGCCGCACTCGTGGTGCCGTCGTGAGACGGCTCCGGGTTTGCGGGGCGGCGGACCGCCTTCCCGCTCAAGTCAAACATCTTATCCATGGTTTCCTCCCTCGGTTTTGGTTGTTGTGTTACTACGTCGTCAGCCCTTCATTGCGGCGTACAGCGCCGCGAGCACCTCTCGTTCGTCCGCCTCGGCGGCTGTACCGTCGACGGCGTCCCCCAGCGTGTGGCGCAAGTCGCGGCGTGACGAGTCCATCGTCCGCGTCCACTGGTCCAGCTTCTCCACCACCGTCGAGAGCACCACCGCATCGGCGGACTCCCGCATGGCGAGGTAGTACCAGGTGACTGGCTCTGTCGAACCCAGCCGGTGGATGCGGGCCTCCGCCTGCGCCAGCTTCGACGGCTCGAAGCTCAAGTAGTGCATGATGCCCACGCTGGCGACGCCCTGCAGGTTGAGCGACTCCGACGCGGAGTCCAGCGTCGCCACGATGCCCTTGCGCCACCGGCGGGCCTCCTCGATGGCGGCGGCCCGCTGTGCGAGGGACAAGTCCCCGGTGATGAGGACGCACGGCGTGTCCTCGTTCTCGTTCAACATGCGGTGGAACGAGAAGGCGTGCTCCTTCATCCAGGTGAAGAGGAGGAATTGCCGCGCCTCGACGGCGAGGGCGACGGCCTCCTCCATCTTGCCCTTGAGGGTGGCCACCAGCGCGGTGTGCAGGCTGGCAGCCCCGAAGCGCATGACTGCCGCCGCGTAGGCGCGTTCCGCCTCGGGCGTGGGGTCAATCCAGCGGACTTGTCGCGTCAGGGACGGCAACTCGCTCGCCACGTCCGCCTTGCGGCGGCGCAGCATGAGGCAGCCGAGCCGCAGCTTGAGTTCATCGGGGCGGGACACCCCCTTGTTGACGAAGCCGTGCTCGCCCTGCTTGCCGTCGCAGTAGGCCTTGTCGAAGTCCCACTGCGTGCCCCACGCCCTGGGCCACAACAACGAGAGCTGACTCCACAAGTCCCGCGGCCTGTCGTACTGCGGGGTGGCCGTCAGCCCCAGCCGGTAGGTGGCGAGCGGCAGAATCTCCTTCAGCTTCCTCGAGCGCAGCGACTTGCGGCCCCGCGCGCGGTGGAACTCGTCGAGTACCACCATGGTGGGCCACGCATCGGCGAAGGCGTTCTCCACCGTGCGGTTCAGCATGCGGTAGTCGTAGCTGCACACCACGACTGCCGCCTCCTGCGCCTTCTCCCACTTCGAGACGGCGGGCGTCACGATGAACACAGACGCCACGCCCCACTTCGCCAGCTCGTCCCGCCACGTCAGCATGGCGGGCTTCGGGCACACGACGAGGACGCGGCCCCCGCCGTCCAGTGCCAACTTCTGCATGAGGACGATGGACTGAAGCGTCTTGCCGAGGCCCATGTCGTCGGCCAGCAGCGCCGCCCCGGTGGCCTTGAGCCGCCGCGAGAGCCACCGCACGCCCTTGCGTTGGTAGTCGCGGAGGCCCTCGAAGCCGCCGGTGTCCACCGGGCGCACCTCGGGGTACGCCTCCTTGATGGCGAGCGGCTCTCGCCCCAGCCGCACGAGGGCGGCGTTGACGGCGTCGAAGGTGCCCCACGCCTGTCGGCGGTCGCAAGTGACGTGGAGGCCGGGAAGCCCCTCCAGCTTGTCCGCCTCGGCGGGGTGCAAGTCGAAAAGGCGGGGGAACTTCAGCTCCATGTCACGCCTCCGCCTTGGGCGGCTCCAGCGTGCCGCCGTCCTTGCTGTGCTTGAGCAGCTCCTTGAGGGCCGTGTCGTGTGCGACGCGCAGCAGCGCCTCGACGCTGTAGTTGTCGAGCATGTTTCTCGCTTCCTCGGTATGGACGACGGCGGGCGGCACCAGGTAGCCGTGACTGGTCATCCGAGTCACCGCGGGGGACACCAGCACGGTGTCGTCCTCATTCACCACGATTTCGACGACGCCCGTCACGAAGACGGACGTGCAGATTTCGACGCGCTTGCTACCCATGTTGCACCACCTTGGCTTTCCCGCCCTTCAAGACGATGCGTCCTTGCCGGGCGAGGTTGGCAAGGCGCTTCGTTGCCACTTCCACAGAGACGTTGCAGTGCCGGGCCGCTTCCTCCACCGTCACGAAGCCGAGGGAGATGGCGGTCACCAGCAGCTTGTCGAGTCCGACGAGGGGCGTCCGCCCCTGCTGGCCCTTGCGGTCCCAGATGCCGAGTTGCACGGTTTGCGTGAAGTGCTTGCCGCGCTTCGGCTTCACGTCGAACACCACCTCGAATTCGGCCTTCGTCGGACTCAACAGGATGAGGCCGTCCGCGAGGCCGAACATGGCGGAGGAGCCGCGCACGTCGGAGGCCCGCAGCAGGCGTTCCTCGTCCAGCTTTCGGGTGTGGTGGACGACGAGGATGCAAGCCTGCTCTTCCTTCGCCCACCGCCGCAGCGGGGCGAGCAGCTTCACCATCTGCCCCGCGTCCTTCTCCTCCAGGGAGTGAAAGTTTGCGAGCGGGTCGATGACGGTGAGGATGGGCTGCCGGGCGTGGAGCCACCGCATGAGTTCCGCGTGCCCTTCCTCTTCGTCGAGGCGGAAGTCCTCGGGGCGGTCCGCCACCAGAATCGACTCGTCCTTGCGCAGCTTCACGCCGAGGCCCTGTTCGACGATGAAGCGGAGTTCGCCCGCGTCTGCTTCATGGGACAGAATCATCACCGGGCCGTCCACCCTGCGTTGCCACTCGGGCGGCAGCGCCTTGTGTTCGTGGCGCGTCACCAAGCAGGCGAGCGCCATGACGATGGTGCTCTTGTACGCTTCCTTCGGTGGACCGGCCATGATGACCAGCCCCTCGGGAAGAATCGGCTCTACAACCCACCGGGGCGGCTGCGGCACGGCCTTCCCCAAGTCCGTGAAGTAGCCCTCGACGGGCTCCAGAGGTTCCAGGGTTTCCGTCATGGTTTCCTCTCTTGTTTGCGCCGGGTGCCGTCGGGCGGCTTCACAAGCGCGGCTTGCCCGCCGCTGTGAACTGGACGCCCGCCTTCTGCGCGCACTTGTTGCAGAGAAGCGTGGACTGCTTGACGGCTTCCTTCACCTGCGCGGAGGTGCCGCCCTTCTCGGCGATGCTGTACGCCAAGGGGAAGCCCTCCACGTACCAGTGCAGGAAGCGCCCGTGCATGCCGCCGCTGCTGCCGCACTTCGAGCAGCAGCGGCCATGTCGGGACGCGGCATAGTAGGACTGCCCCGGCTTCTTGAAGTCCGCCGGGACGCCCATGCGGCGGTACACCTCCGCGCGGAAGCGGGCTTCGTCAGCCTCCATGGAGTGCACGGCGGCCCACGCTGCGTTGCGGTCGCGGGGCCGCCGTGCGGCGGCGGCCTTCACCTTCATGCCCGCGATGGACGCGATGAGGTGCGCCCACCGTTCCAGCAAGTCGGCGGACGACCAGTCTTCGAGGCCGCCGCGCCCTTCGCCTTCGTTTTCGCTCATGCGCCCCTCCACGCGATGTCCGGCTCGCGAAGCACCGCGGCCCACATGGCTTCCGGCCCACGCTCTTGCAGGCGGTCGTTCATGACGTCCGCCCCGAAGTGGTTGGTGCGGCGGAGCGCCCGCCATGTGTGGGCCAGCACGTCGCGCACGTCGGCGTCTGCACCGCGGAAGACGCCCTTCGTGTCGGGGTCCACAATGGCCTTCGCCAGCCGCACGGCGAGCAGGTTCGGCGGCGGGGCTTCACCCTCACGCGAAGCTGGCATGTCCCAGACGGACAGCACGCGGTCGAGATTCTTCGCGAGGTCGCCGGTACCGAAGTGGACCGAGTCCGGCGTCTCGCACTCGGGGTAGATGCCGAAGATGTCCCCGAGTGTCCGGTACACGTCGGACAGGTGGCCGCGGTGGAGCAGCTCCAGCTCCATGCCAGTACGGCCCTCGTGGAGTACGCCTTCGAGCGCCTCCACGAATTCGTCCTCGCCGTAGGCGTCCCACGCCTCGTCCTGGCGCTCGCTTTCGAGGCGGACCAGCACGTCATCCGCACCGTCCATCAGCGTTTCCCGCTCCACGGCCTCGAGGTCATCGAGGATGCCGGGCGGACACCCCTCGACGTCGCGGATTGCCACCCCGAAGGTGCCGTGGCTACCGCGCAGCGGCCACCAGAACTTGCCTTCGTAGTCCGCATGCCGCTGGGTGAACGTCTCGTAATTCGCCCGCTCGGCGAGCCCCCCGGCGCTGTAGTCACTGCCGGACAAGCGCGGCGGGACGACGACCGGGAAGCGCCGACCGCCCGGCTTGCTTTCAGGCCAGCTGTCATTCTCGGGGTCGAAGTAGGTGATGTCAGTCTCGACGATGTCACTCGGCTTGATTCTGGTCCTCACGGCCTGTCCTCTTCTCTCTCGGTTGCTCGCATGTTGATTGTCAGGCAGGGCGTGCGAGCAAAGCGTCCCTGCTCTGCGCCCGAGAGTGTGTCCCTCGGGCGGGTCGGGCGGGAAGTGTCAGACCTCCTCGCGCGCCTTCGCGAGGCGCTCCTCCATCCTCTCCATGTACGCCGCACGCGCGAGCGCGCCGAGTTTGGCCGGTGGCTCGGCCATCAGCTCGGCCTCGTCCGCAGCCTCGCGCCCGAGACGGCGGAAGTAGCGTAGCGTCTCCCTGTCTGGCTCGCGGTAAGAGACGGACTCCCTGCGCAGGCCGCCAGACCAGGTGTCGCGCTCGCGCAGAGTCCCGCAGTGGTGGCACACCTCGGTGATGACGACGCCGCCGCCGTTCAACTGCACGCCCTCTTCCACCCACTCGTGCTCGTATCCATCCTCGTCATCGGCGCAGGGAGGCTCCTCGGGGTGGACGGTGATGTACGTCTCCCCCACCTCCACCCAGTCGCCGTCCTCGCCCTCGGCATAGATGCGCGCCGAGGGCCACACCGTGTAGTCCGTCTGCCAGTCGCCCTCGCGGAGGGACTTGCGGGCGTACCGCTTGGCCTCGTCGATGCTAGAGGCCTCAGTCACCTCCTCGACCCCGTCTTCGTAACGCACTAGATACTGAGTCATGTCTCCCTCTCGTGTGTGCTCGCTGGTGTCGTCAGGCAGGGCGTGCGAGCTCGACGCCCTGCTCTGCGCCCGACCCGGTGTGAGTCGGGCGAATTGCTACTTTCGCAGCCGCTGCGTGAGCGGGGCCAGAACCGCGAAGGCGTAGCGCCCGTCACGCCACACCTTCACGGCGCACTGGTAGGCCCGGGCGAGCGCCCGGGCTTTGGTGGCCGCCTCGGCCCGAGTCCGCGCGAAGGTTTTTGCGCGGACTTCGCCGTTGTGTTCAATGGCGCGAATTTCGTACATGGCGTTACTCCACGTCATGGTCGAACGGCCACACCACGCGGCCGTACGCCATGACTTGCAAGACGGCGTCCCCCAACATCGGGTGGCGGTCCCCCCGGGCAATGGCGTGCGCCACGTGAACGGGCATGTTCGGGGCTTCGAGCGCGTCCTTGATGTTCCAGTACGAGACGCGGACGGTGAATGCCTTCTTTGGGTCGTCCGGGTCGTCTTCGTCCGCAGCACGGAACGTAGCAAGTTCCGCGTCTTCCCCTTGGGCTTCCAGCCAGCGGGCGTCGTCACCGCCGCGGCCCTCCCAGTAGAGTTCATCCAGCGTCGGGTGAAGTTCACCGCCCTTCACCCACCGTTGGTGGCGGGGTGAGTAGAAGGCCGTCGCCACCAACCAGAAGAGGTCCGACTTCCGCATTTCGACGGGAAGCCGGACCGTCATGAACTTGTCGCCGTGCTTCATGGTTTCTCCCTTCACTCAGTGAGGGTGGGGTCTGGCCGGGTGACCGTGCTTCCATCGGGAAGCGTGATGCGCAGCCCGTCGCGGCTGCGGGCGAACTTGCAGTTCACCAAGATTCCTGGGGATTCGCGGGTGCCGCCCTTCGGCTTCGGCACTACGACGTAGACGGCTCGCAGGCACTTCCCACAAGCCGCGGTTTCAATGACGATGTCGCCCGCCCATACGGGCTTGACGCGCCCTTCGCCAGCTTCCCACCATTCGCCGTACCGCCAGACTCGTCGGTTGGCGAAATTCACCCAATCCACCGGGCGTTCGCCGCCTGCGGCGCGCAGTTCACCGCGCGCCCGGGCGCACGCAAAGGCGACATTCACTGCTGCTTCGTTCCTGACCATGGTGTTTTCCTCTCTCGTTGCTCGCGTTGGTTGTCGGGCAGAAGCGGCGAGCCGCGCCCCTGCCTGTTTGTTTTTTGGTTTTCTTTGTTATTGGTTTTCTTCGTTATCAGACAGCTTGCTCCCCCGAGTCGCGCGCCGCCTCAGCGGCTCAATGACGCACAGACGTGCGACCATAACGCGAAGGTGCCCCCATCCTCAGGAAGGGGCCGGCGCCCGAAAACGGCGGCGAAGTAGTCCGCCGCCTGTTCGTAGTCTTCGGGGCCCGCGTCTTCGGGAAGGTTTGGGTCCCGCACAAGCCTGCGCGCTTCTTGTCGGGTGGTGCGGCACCGCTGGCGCATGCGTCAGCGGTACCCGTCCAAGGCGGCTTCGGCAAGCTTGCGCGGCGGTGGCGCAGCCAGAAGCGAGCGGTCTGCGAGCGCCACGCCGTATGCGAAGCTCGCGCGCGCCGTCGGGTGCGTGTCGCACCACGCGGCGACGGCGGGCGCCCGCATGCCTGGAATACCCATGGCGACCGCGCGGGCATCCTGGCGCATGAGTCTCAGCGCCGCTGCGAGGTCGACGGCGCGCCCCGAGTCGACAAGCTGGCTGGCGTACTCCGCCAGCGAGCGGTCCACGTAGTCGGGTCGCAGCGCCCCGACGGTGATGGTGCCGCGCTCCACGCGCACGTCCCGGTACCGTTCGTTCGCTTCGGCGAGGGTGAGGCACCCGACCTCGAGGCCCTCGCCGTCATACGCCGTCATTCGCTTGTTGGTGTTCATGGTGTGTCTCCCGAAAGCGAGCGTGTCTCCCGAAAAAGCCGGGCTCCATCGAAGCGAGCGGGTGTGCTCGCCGATGGAGCCCGGGGCGAATGCATGCGTGGGGGGTCCGCCGGTGTAGCGGCTCCCCCCACCATGCCATGCGTTCTGGAATCTGTCAAGGGCCCGTGGACTCTCCGTCGGGCCCGACGCTGTACGCCCGCGCGTTGTCCACGCGGCAGAAGACGTAAGTGTCGGGGCGGACCATCCCGACGACGTAGGTGCCGCGAAGGCCGTTCGCTTCCGCGTAGGACCGCATGGCCTTGACGTAGTTCTCCTCGGGGGACCCGCTGTAGTCCCAGTCGTAGGTCCGCTTGCGGAAGCCGTCCGCGTGGACCTGCAGCCGGGACCCGCGGTGATTCGTCGGGCCAAGGTGCTTCACGATGATGGTCGGCATGGTCACGCCTCCTCCTCAGCGAGCAGACCCGCGAAGGCCGCCTGTTCAGCGGCCTGTTCGACAAGCGCCTTCGCCACGGCGCGGAAGACCTCAGGCGACTCAGTCGGAGCCGGAAGGAACGACGCACCCCAGAAACCCCGGTGGTCCTGGTCATAGTCGGACAGACCCCATCGCAGAATCCAGTCTCCATCGGGGTAGACCTGCAGGCGAAGTTCCGGTTCCTCGCCCTCGAAGCCGACGGAGCGGGCGACCGCCTTCGCGAGCGCCTGCATTTCGCTCGCGACCGCGGAAACAGACGGCATTGTCACCTTGTTGTCTTTGTTCTCGTTGCTCATAGCTTCCTCCCTCGGTTCGTTCGCTCGCTTGTTGTCGGTACGGTCAGAGCCGGCGAGCGTTCGGCTCTGACGCGCGCCCGACTCATGTTCGAGTCGGGCGTGTTCTCTTTCGTCAGGCGTGCTTTTTCGTCGGGCGCTAGGCGAACCGCTTGAGGTCCGCCATGGCAAGCTCCCAATTCAATTCCTCGAAGACTTCCTCGCATGTCTCCCCCGGGCACGCGTCGTGCATGTCCGTGCCAGGACCGCTGGTGCGGGTGTGCACGACCACGTAGACCGCGCGCGACCTACCGTCGTCGGCGGTCTGCATGGCGCGTAGCGCGCCCTCTGCGTAGATGTTGACGCTGACCTTCTCGTTGCCCATGGCTTGTCTCCCTTGCCCGCCAAGCGGGCGTGCGCCGAGTGTGTCCCACCCGCAAGCCGTGGCGCGTGGCGGCTTGCAGGCACGAAAAAACCCCCAAGGCGGCTTGCCTTGGGGGCTTTTGCGTTTCGTGGCGTGTCGTGTGCCGCGTGGCGTGTGCCGTGGGCGTCAGCGGTACCGCCGGCGCGCTGCACGGCGCAGCATGACGGTTGCCGCGTGCTCCAAGTTCCAGCGCTCCACGAAATCGTCAAGGGCCGCGTGTTCCGCGTCACCCTCGCGGTCGATGCGCCGCCACGCAGCCAGCAAGCCTTCCGCACTTTGAAGTAGCTTGGCAAGCGCGGGGGCGCTCGCCTCAATGAGCCGCCACCTAATGGCGGCTCGCTCTTCGTCTGGCATGGTTGTCATGGTCATAGTCATGGTGTGTCTCCGAGAAAGCGAAAGCCCCACGGCTTGGACCGTGGGGCTTGTGGCGGTTACTCACCATCATCAATCCAGCGTGAACACCATTGGATGACGGCATCTACCGACACGCCGGTCCTGGCGGACACCTTCTTCGGCGTCCCACGCATCGCCCACACGGCGACGAATCGAGGGACGCCCCAGACCTCGACCATTGTCTGGGCGTAGCCTTCCAGCACGTCATCGATGGTGGTGGTGGTGGTGGTGGTGGTGGTGGTGGTGGTGGTGGTGGTGGTGGTCATGGTGCGTGTCTCCCTCGAAAGCGAAAGCCCGACGGCTTGGGCCGTGAGGCGTCAGGCGTCAGGCGTCAGGCGTCAAGCGACTCGGACGGCGCGGGCACCGTCCGACACAAAAGGTTATCCAACCTCAACGCGGACCTCATGGCTTTCGCTCGCGCGCGTGCGAAGCTGCGTTCTGCGGTCCGCAGCGCCTCGCGTGCGGCCCTCAGCGCGGCAATGGTGCTGAGGACGGCTTCGGCATCGTGCCTAGCGCGTTCTGCCGTCTTCTCAATCTTCCGAAGGTCCTTAGCGGTCAAGTTATTCAGGTTCATGGTGTGTCTCCCTCGTTCGTGTGGTGCTCGCTTGTTCGTTTTCGGCCAAGGCGCGCGAGCTTGGCGCCTTGGTTCGCGCCCGAACCCCGTGGCTTGTCACCACGGGGTTCTAGCGAAAACGATTACTTGGTGGCGTTCACAAGCCCGAGAATCAGGGCTTCGAGGCGATTCAGGCGCTCTTCCGCCGACGGCGCGGGCGCCGGCGCGGTCCCGGTCTCCGCGGCCTTGCCCTTGCCCTTGCCTTTCGCGGGTTTAGCCGCGGCCTTAGCCGCCTCCGCCTTGACGGGGGATGGCGGGGCACCCTCTGGGCGGACCCAGAGGGTCACCACCTTGGCGGTAGTCCGCCTGCCGTCGGGCAAGGTGACTTCCTCGAATCTCTTCCTGTGTCCGACGGTGGCCAGGGTCTCACCAGACGGGGTTCGTACAACGACCTTGTTGCTCGCCAAAGTCGCGAAACCCTGTTCGTCGACGGCAAGCTCATTCGGCAGAATCAGGATGGGAACGCTCAAGTTCTTGTTGTTGCTCATGGTTTTTCCCTCTCGGTGCCCGCGGCACCGTGCCGCGTGGCGGCCGCCAATGGAGCACGCGGCATGCCACGGGCCCCGCCATGTGGTTTCGCGGCCTTGCCCGCGGGGGGTGCGAAGCGGCTTACGCACCCGGCAAACCCGCGGAACGCCTTGCTTTGCTGCACCGCGCCACCAGGAATCGCGCGGCCTTGCGAGGGTGCGTAGCGGCTTTCGCAGTGCGTAGCGGCTTTCGCACCCCCGCCCGGCGCGTCCCTCGCGCCCTCGCCTGACGCGCCCTCGCTCCCCCGCCCATGCGACCGTGCGACCGTGCGAGCGAGCGTGCGACCGCGCCTCCGCGCGCAACAAACACAACGCGCGCGCGAAAACACTTGCACACGCGCGTGTGTGTTATATAAAACACGCGCGCGCACGCGCGTATAAATAAAACACGCGCGCGCACGCGCGCACGCGCGCGTTGCAAGGGGTGTGCCCTACGCGCACGAGGGGGGTGGGTGCAAAATATACGGTCACATTCCGGTACTAACCCCCGGGCTTGGAAATCCATTACACCCCCGTGAGGTGCACCCGCGTTGGTGCCCACGCCCCCGCCGCTCTCTCCCCCGCCGCTCCCTCCCCTCCTCCCATCGTGCATGCCGTGCCGCCCCCCGCGTAGGGGCGTTGTGGAGGTGGAGGATGTTGGGGGAGGGGGTTGGGGGAGGGGGTTGGGGGAGGGGGCTTGACGATTCCCGAACCGCGTGGCATGGTGGGGGGGAGCCGGAGCAGCGGACCCCCCCACGCATGCGTCACGGGCGGGTTTTCCCTCGGAGACGCGGTACCAGCGGTTCCGTTTCGTGCACTCTCACGGCCGCTGTCACTGGCCGCGTCCGGGCGGCGTCGCGCCCCTGCGACGCACCTTCCGGCGGGCCTCCTTGAGGGTGACGGCGAACGACTCCCCGACTCTCTCCACCCGCGTCTCCCAGACGTTCCCGTCCAGGGCGGTAGTCACGCGGTACACGAGAGGGGCCTCGTGCCGAGAGGTCCGCTTGACCGCGACGAAGGACGTGACCCCCGGCTTGTCACTCACCGTGATGCACGTGAGGAACTCGTCGAGGGGGCGGCCCGGCGTCAGCTTCCCCGCGGCCTCCAGGGAGTTCGCGAGCCCCCGGAGCAGCTCCTCCACGGCCTCCTCGTGCTGCTGCTTCACCAGCTCGAACAGCGTCCGCGCGGCCCTCTGGTATTCGGTCTCCACAGGACCGGTTTCCGTCTTCACGATGCCTCTTTCGTTGCCACTCACGATGCCTCTTTCCATGGTGCCTCCTCTCACTTGTCAGGGTTTGCCAGCCGCCACTCCAGGGCGGCCTTCGCCCACGCGGCGAGCGTCTCCAGTCCGGGGAACACGTCCGCCATGGGTTCCAGCGTGTCGATGACGACCTGCCCGTCGTCCAGCTTCCGCCCCAGCGGCAGCGGTTTGGTGAGTACGCTGTACAGCGCCCGCAGCTCGCTGGTGGTCAGCTTCAACCACGGGGCGTTCCCCTTCACGTCCACGCCGATGGGGAACGCGGCCCGTCCCCAGTTGATGGTGTCGAGGTGCGTGACGTTCACCTCGTCGACTTGCGATTCGACTCTGTTCATGTTGCTTCCTCCTGTTGGCATGTTGCCTCCTTCCGTTGGGTTTGACCGCTACTGCGTAATCGATTACAATCGTACCATGTCCAAGAAGACATGGAAGCGGGGACCCCGCCCGTTGCCCATCTACGGGAAGCTCCCCGCGAACAAGCGTCCCAAGCAGACGACGCTGCTGGAGGTCTGGCTGAAGGCGAACGGCATCTCCCACGATGCCTTCGCCAAGCTCGTTGGCTGCAACGAGCGGATGGTGGACTACTGGTGCGAGGGCCGCTGCATCCCCACACTCATCTACGCCTTCATGATTGAACGCGCGACGAAGGGGGAGGTGCCCGTCCCGGTCTGGCTGGGCACCGAAATCGGCAAGATGCAGTGGCGGCTCGTCGAGGACCGAATCAATGCCCAGAAAAAGACTGGATAGCGCGCGGGGACAGGTTGGCCGCATCAAGGTGATGTCGCACTACCGCAAGCAACTCACCCCTCTCGTCGCGGACGTGGAGGCCACACAGGGGCGGTGCCCCGAGGGACACCTACTTCCGCACCGCACGGAGAACGGCTCATGTACGCCGCTCTACTGTGCCGGCGGCAAGCCGCTGGGGCCGCAGCCGACGCGGACCCAGCAGGAGAAGGCCACCGCTTTCAAGACGGCCTCCGCCAAGAAAATCAAGGGCGAGAAGGAGAAGGTGATGAAGCTCCTCTCCGAGGAGGCCGACCGCACCATCGACGCCCTGATTCCAGCGGACACGCCCGGCTACGAGGAGGCACGGCGGGCCGCCAAGCACCAGAAGGCCGAGGAGCTGATTCGGCTCGCGCAGGGCATCGGCAGGTACGCGGCGATGAAGGCGTACTTCAAGGTGCCCGACAACCTGGCTGGCGCCGAAGCCGAGGCGTGGGTGTCGAAGCGCGCCCTCGAACTCTCGGTGGACGCCCTCACGGAGCTGGAGCGGCAGCTCAAGCTGGGCGACGACTTCCAGCGGCGTGAGGCGGCCCGTGACATCCTCAAGATGAACGGGCTCGACAAGAAGGAGGCCCCGCCACAGGCGAATGCGGTCATCGTCCTCAACAACCCGGCGGGCATCGCGGGCATCCCGTGGCTGCGGCCCGTGGAGCAGCCGAAGCCGCTGGAGCAGCCCGTGACGGTTGACGCGCTCCCTGTCAGGGTAGTTGCGGCGGGCGTCCCGGCGGGCGCCCCGGCGGCGGGCGTCCCGGCGAATACCGCCCCGGCGAATACCGCCCCGGCGAGCACCACGACGGTGGCGGCAAACACGACAAACATGACGGCAGAGGTGACGAATGCGGAAGAGCCTGCGCGAGAAGCTCGCGGACTTGAAGCGGGCCAAGACGCAGCCGCGGCAGATGTCGCTGGAGGAGCTGCTGCTTCTCATGCTGGACCCCCGCCCGGAGGGGCAGCGGCAGATGAACCCAACGCAGCGGGCGTTCATCTTTGACACCAGCCCGGTGTCTGCGTTCATGGGCCCGAAGGGCTCGGCCAAGACGAGCGCGGGCTGCGCCGCGGGGCTCATCCGCGCGCTCATGCAGCCTGGCTCGAAGGGCGTCGTGCTGCGGAAGGACTACAACGACCTCAAGCAGACGACGCGGCTCCGCTGTGAGGAGATGATTCGTCGGCTGCCGAAGGGCACGCTGCTCGACCGCAGCAAGGAGCCGCCGGAGCAGTGGTACATCCAGCCCGTCCCGCTGCTCAACCCGGACGGCAGCGTCCTCGACGACACGCCGTCCCTCATCACCTTCGCGGGCTTGGAGTCACTCGAAGAGGGCGGCTCGGTAGAAGCGGACTGGGCGTTCATCGACGAGGCGTCCGAAATCGAGGAGCGCAGCCTCGGTGCGGTGCTCGGCTGGTGCCGCAACATCCCCTCGTGGGCAAGCACACTGGCGGCGACGCCCAACAGCGGCTTCTACCGCGTGATGCTGGCCTTCAACCCGACCGACACGTTCCACTGGCTCTACACCGCCTGCACGGGCCTCGACCATCAAGGGCGGAAGGTCCGCGAGCCGTACATCAAGCTGTTCACCCCGCAGTACCGCGAGAATCAGCGCAACCTCCCTGCGGACTACTACGACCGCCTCGCGGCCACCCTGCCTGCAGACATGCGGCAGCGCCTCGTCGAGGGGCAGTGGGGTGCGGTGTTCGAGGGCGACCCGGTGTTCCGCGAATTCGTGTGGCACATCCACGTCAAGCGTGGCCTCTACAAGACGCGGTTCGACCCTCACGCCCCGCTGCTCCGCTTCTGGGACTTCGGCTACCGGCGGCCTTACGTCGTCTGGGCGCAGCTCGACCACCAGGGGCGGCTGCTCCACTTCAAGGAGTTCATGGGCGAGAACGTGGAGATTGCCGCCTTCGTCGAACAGGCCCGCACGCGGGAGGCGCTGTGGTTCCCCGGCCACGAGGAATTCATGGACTACGGCGACCCCGCCGCGCGCCAGAAGAAGGACACCGGCAGCACGCTCGCAGTCCTCGCGTCGAAGGGCATCAACCTGCGCTTCAAGGTTGGCGTCACCATCGAGGAGGGCCTCCAGACGATGCGCGTCTGGCTGGAGCGGCTCATCGACAAGGAGCCCGCCCTCCAGTACGACGAGGAGGGGTGCCCCATCCTCGTGAGGGCGCTGGGCGGCGGGTACCACTACGACATCAACGACAAGAGCGGCACGAAGAAGCCGGTGAAGGACGGTTTCTACGACCACCCGGTGGACGCTGACCGCTACGGCATCACCAACCTCTTTGGAGTCACGGGGCGACGCATCCAGGAAGTCGTGAGAGACTACCCGCAGTCGCTGGAGTACGACCCACGCTTCGACGTGTACGCACGAGGGCAACCATGAGCATCGACACGAAGTTCTCGCTGACGCAGCCGAACGCGAACGAGGAGGCAATCAACTTTGGCTCGACGCTGCCAGCGGAGTTCCTCCCGCCGCTGAAGAACTACGCGACCTGGGAGCCGCTCAAGCTGTGGGTGCAGCAGGAGCTCCTGCCCGTCATGGACGAGACGCGCTCGCAGCGGCTCGCCATCGAGGCGGAGTGGGCCGAAATCACGAAGATGGCCCAGATGAAGCACGGCGCGGGCCGCCGCTACTTCGGCCGCAGCGACATGGTGCTGCCCGTCTACCGGCGCGAGCGCGACAGGATGGTGTCGATGCTCTCGAAGGGGCTGTTTCCCAGCGACGACTACTTCGACGTGGTGGACCGCCGCACGGGTGACCCGGCTGTCGCGCAGCCCGTGAAGCTCTACATGCAGTGGGAGCTGGAGCGGAACGCCCGCGTGCGGGCCCTCATCAAGCCGTTCCTCTACAACCTCGTGGACTACGGGACGGCGGTCTACAAGTTCTGGTACCGGAAGGAGCTGAGGCCCCGCGGGATGCGGACGCCCACGGGCCTCAAGATTCCGGGCCTCGAAAGCCTCTCGGCAATCAAGAAGTATTCCGTCGAGGGCATCGCGGTGTCCCCGCGTAAGCTTCAGTATTGGTACATCTACCCGTGGACGGTCGAGAGCCTCGACGAGGCGAGCGTCATATTCGAGGACATCGACGTGTCCGTGGACTTCATCCGCAAGATGGCCCGCTTGGGCCGCTTCGAGAACGCGGAGCAGGCCATCAGCGCCTACAACCAGTCTGACCATGTGAGGCAGCGGAAAGACTTGCTTGCATCGCGCGGCTTCACTGACCTCCCGAACAACGCCTCGGAGCTGGCGCTCGTCCCGACGCTGACGGAGGTGTGGACGTTCGCGAAGCTGCCGCGCTCCGAGTACCTCGAATGGGAGGACCCCGAGGACCCGGTGCCCGTCCGCATCGTCCTCGCGGGCGACGTCATTCTCGAAGCGCGCCGCAACCCGTTTTTCCACCAGCAGCCGCCGTACGCCGTCGCGCGGAGCAACTGGGAGCCCGGCTTCTTCTACGGCTCTGGCATGGGCACCACCATGCAGGCTTTGCAGTTGCTCGCGACGGACTTCATGAATCAGGTGAATGACAACGGCATCTTCGCGTTGAACCCGGTCACGCTCATCAACCCCGGCTTCATGCAGGGGCCGCCGCGGCCGTTCGCGCCCGGTGTGCCGTGGCTCGTCGCGGACGTGCAGAATGCGGTGCGCTTCGAGCGGCCGCCCACCGAGCAGGTGGGCATGGGCATCCAGATGGCGAACATGCTCATCGGCATGGCGCAGGAGGCGAGCTCCACCCCGCCGGACCACAGCACGCGGTCGCGCGGCGCGAAGACGGCCACGGGCATGAGCATCCTCCAGCGGAACGCTGTCATTCCGCTTCAGGATTCTGTGGAGGACATCGAGTTGGACGTCATGGTGCCGCTGCTCACCAAGAGTTGGCACAACGCGGTGCAGTTCCGCGACCAGCGGGTGATGGTGGCCGTCGCGGGACAACAGATGGAAGTCGACCCTGAGATGCTCGCCATCGACGCGGACTTCCGCTGGATGGCGTCGTCGCAGGCGGCCAACAACCAGGTGCGGTCGCAGCAGGCGATGTCCCTCATCCAGGCGCTCGTACCGCTCGTGCCTCTCTTCGCGCAGCAGGGCTACGTCATCGACTTCGCCCCGCTGGTGAAGAAAATCTACTCCGAGGGCTTCGGCTTCCGCGGCTTCGAGCAATTCCTCCGCCGCGCGGAGGCCGCACCCGCAGGCGGCCCTCCCGGCCCTGGCCAGATGCCCGGCGTCATGCGGGAGCAGCAGGACCGTGCCCGCTCGGCCCTCGAACAGGTGTACGGGGCGGGCAACGTCGAGGCGCAGCCCGGCGAAGCGGAGGACTTCATGGGTGTCCGCGCCGAGGCGGACGACATGGCCGGTGACATGGGCAGCCTGAGTCAGATTCTCGGAGGCGGCCTGTGACTGACGGCCAGATTCCTGGAGACGGAGGCACCCGGCAGGCAGCTGAGTCGCTCGCCAAGCGGCGGGCTGCCATCCAGCAGCTCGTGAGCAGCGAGGGCTGGAAGCTGTTCTGCGCCGCGATGCGGTCGGCGGTTGATGTGAGCTTCACCCGCATGATGAGCACCGACAACGCCCACGAGGCGGTGAAGTGTATGGCGGTGTACCACACGCTGCGGACCGTCCTCGACTGGCCTGCGCGGGAGATGGGCGCCATCAACCACCAGGCGGCCATCCTCGAACAACAGGCGCTCGAAGCGGCGAAGCGCCGTGTGTAATCCATTACAACAGCTGTTCGACGTGAGAACTTGACGTAGGCCGCCTGATGAAGGCGTAATTCACCACGAAAGGGTCACGCCCACCCATCAAACAGGGCGAGGAGAACTCCATGAGCGCAATCGAAAACGGCATCCCCATCGCTCAGGGGACGGCAGCTGCGGACGTTCCGCAGGGTGACGGGCAGCAAGAGGCAGTCCAGACCGAACTCCCGCTGGGATTTCAGGAGGCTGCCCCCTCGGAAGCACCGGAGGGGCGGCGAGTCCCGGACGGCGTCCAGAAGCGCATCGACGAGCTGGTAGCTCAGAGGTACGAGCGGGACCGTCGCATCGAGGAGCAGAACCGCCGCATCGACGAGCTCATCCGCCAGCAGAACGAGCTGCTCGCGCGGCTTGCCATGCAAGCGACGGCGGCCGCGCAGCGTCCGGTCGAGGAAGAGGACGACCTCGCGCCGGAAGACAGGGCCAAGCTCGAACGCTACTTGAGCAAGGCCGTCAGGCCGCTGGAGGAGCAGCTCGCACGGCTCACGCACCACATCGAGCAGCAGCAGCGTCAGGCGGTGGAGCGTGAAGTCGACCAGAAGCTGGAGAAGCTGGGCAACCCGGCTGTCGCGGCGAAGGTAAATGAACTCATGCGCGCGTGGGCCAACCACCCCATTTACAAGAACGCCACCAAGCAAGACGCCTACTACATCGCGCTGGGGATGCTCCACGACCAGAACATCGACACTGCGACGCGGGCCCGAGACGAGAAGGGACGGTTCGCCAGCGCAGCTGTCCAGACGCAGGTCGTCGCGGGAACGAACGGTGCGCGCGGGCGCCAGGCTCCAGCTCCTGCCTTCATGAGCAAGCCCGTCGAGGAGATGACTCCAGAGGAACTCGACCAGTTCATTGCGGAAGCGGAGAAACAGAACCCTCAACTGCTCTGACGAGTCGGCGTGGTGTCGGCTCGCTGGAGCGGCCAACAACTCTGAGAAGTAAGGACACACCATGGCGAACGAAATCACCAGAACCACGACGCAAATTGACCAGCGAAAGGCGGTCGCGGCGAAGCTGCTCCAGCGAGCCCACCTCCGCCTCGTCACCAACTCCATCTGTGACAAGGTGGCGCAGGAGCGTGGCACCGGCATCCAGACGACGTTCATCCGCTACAAGCGGATGCCCGTCCCGCTGTCGACGCTGACTGAAGGCGTTCCCCCGCCGAACAACACCATCAGCGTCGAGCAGGTGGTGTCCACGCTCGACCAGTGGGGCGACGTCGTCACCATCACGGACGTTGCGCAGCTCACCACGCTGCACCCGCTCGTCTCCATCGCGCAGACGCTACTCGCGGACAACGCCCAGCGCGTCATCGACCGCGAGACGCAGCTCGTGATGCTCGCGGGCACCAACGTCTTCTACGGCGACACCAGCGTCTCGTCGCGGTCGTCCATCACGCAGTCGATGACCATCTCGGACTTCATCATCCACAAGGCGACGCTGACGATGCTGAACGCGGGTGCCCCGCCACGCTTCGGTCCGTCGAACATGCTGGAGAACGCCCGCGGGCAGCCCGCGAGCGGCGAGATGGCGACTGGCGGCCACTACCTGGCCATCATGGGCGGCGAGGTGCGGCGCGACATCATGAAGATGGCCGCGGCCAGCAACCTCTGGGTGAACGTCACCCAGTACCAGAACGCCAAGCGCACCTACGTCGGCGAGGTGGGTGACTACCTCGGCCTCCGCATCGTGGAGACGAACTTCATCCCGAGGTTCCGTCGGCTTGGCAACAAGACGGTTGCGGCTCCTGCGGGTACCAACGCAGGCGGCATCACGGGCCTCTCGCTCACCATCGCCTCTGGCTCGCTGAGCAACGCCACCTACTACTGGAAGGTCACCCGCAAGGACACCACGCGGGGCTTCGAGGAGGACATCTCCATCGAGCACTCGACGGCAACCGGCGCGGGCGGCTCGTCGTTGCAGTTCACGCTGCCTTCGACGCCGGGGTACGTCTACAACATCTACGTCGGCTCCAGCTCCGGCGATGCCAACCTCTTCCTCGCCGCGGAGAACCAGGCTCCCGGTGCGGTGGTGAACGTCACGGCTGTTCCCTCCGGCACGGCCAACCCGCCTGCGAGCAACCGCGCGGCGGGCGACTCGGCGGACCCGGACACCATCTACCCGGTCTACATCATCGCGGAGCAGGCCCTCGCGTGGGTCGGCCTCCAGAACCTGCAGACGTACATCCAGAAGGGCGGCGACAAGAGCGACCCGCTCGATCAGGTGACGAAGATTGGCTACAAGTTCATGGCGAAGGCGTGCCGCCTAGACGAGGCGCGCCTCCTCCGCCTTGAACTCGCGTCCAACTTCTGATGCGTGGTGAGTAGTACCCGCCCGGAAGGTTGCGTGGCCTTCCGGGCGGACTAGTGCCCACCACCCTCACCCTGAAGAGAGGCAAGGACATGAGCAAGAGCGACAAGCAGGACAACGTCTTTGAGGAGCGCCTCACGGACGCGGTTGCGAAGGCTGTCGAGAAGGCGGTCACCGAGGCGGTCCCCATGGCGGCCATGGCTGCACAGCGCGTGCAGCAGCAGGTGTCCGCGACCGGATTCCGCGGCGTCCCGAAGCAGGTGGACTTCGGACCGCGCTGCTCGACGTGCGGCCAGTACGAAGTGGCGTGCAAGAGCCAGCACGTCATGATGATTGTCGCTCCGAGGAACCCGCGCCGCTTCGCGTCGTTCCCCGGCATCACCATCAACGGCATCACCTACGCGAGCCCCGACATGCACACGCCCATCCCGGTGCCCGCCGAGAATGAAATCAGCCACAAAATCAAGCTGTGGGAGGAGGGCGAGGAGGACCTGCGGAACGGCCGCACTGTCACTCACGACTCCGGCGTCCTCTCTGGCCGTCCCGGCGCCGTCAACCAGACCCGCGAGTACGCAGGCGCGGGCTTCCGAGGCTGACCATGAGCTCCAAGAAGACGACTCCCGCCGCAGTCGAAACGCCGCCCGAGACGCCCCTCAAGGAGGAAGCCAGGCCTGCCCTCACGACGGCGCCGCCGGGGTACCGCCTCGTGGACCTCAAGGCGAGCTTCATCCTCAACGGCGTCGTCTACGGGCCCGGCGAGACGCTGGTGCCCGAGGAGGCGTGGCACGTCTGGAAGGCGTGCGTCTGAAGAGGTGACGGGCCATGGGGAAGCTGACCGTCGCGGAAATACTCAGCGAGGGTGGGCTTCTCGCTGGCGACACGAGCAAGGCAGCCCGCGCGAAGGTTGACTTCCTTGCGTGGCTGCGGAGCCAGTATGCGTCCTTCCTCTGGCCCTTCCTTCAGGCGTGGACGCCGCCCATCAACCTGAACGCGGGCGCAACCGGCATCTCCGTCGGAGATGGGGCGAGCGGCGTCAACTACCACATCCTCCGCATCCTCGACCCCATCTACATCTACCCGACGGACTACACCTGGAAGGCACCCATCCGCGTCATCACCGCGACGGGCGACAACGACGCGGCGTTCCCCGACTCCTTCCTGGCGAACAAACCGACGGGCTGCCCCACCGTCTGCCGCGTCCGGAGTCTGGGTCCCGGCAAGCGCGCCATCGACTTCAACGTCGCGGCGGACAAGCCGTACAAGCTGAAAATCGGCGCTCACTTCCTGCCCGACGACCCCGCCGACAGCGATGTTCCGCTGTACCCCAACGACCACACGATGATTCAGGCGGTCGCCGTCTTCATCCTGAAATACATGAAGGCGGACAACTACCCGACGGAGCTTGAGGTGCTCGTCAACAAGGTGAACGACGACCGCCTGAAGTACGGCGTGGAGACGGGCATCAACGACCAGATTCTTCTGGACCCCAAGGTCTTCAGGTGAGGCGTCATGGAGCTCATCCCGTACTACCCGACGCGGGGGGTGAATCTCCTCACTGACCCGCTTCGTCTTGGGATGGACGAGGCGGTCGCCTTGAAGAATCTCTACCCGACGCTGGCGGGCAAGCTCGCGAAGCGGAAGGGCTGCGCCTACGACTCTTGGGTGCCGGATTCCTTCTTCGGTTTCAACCCGCAGAACCTGGTTCCGACGAACTTCGAGGTGCCCGCTTTTTCCAAGGGGGCGCTCGTCACGTCGTTGGTTCACGACACGACTGGGCAAACCTACGTCGTAATCAACAACAGCAACCTCTCTCCGGCGTACACCTGCATCAACTTCCCCGGCAACAACGCGCGACCGCCGATGTGCTCGTTCGGCAGGTACGTCCTCATCAGTGCAGGGCGAGGGCTCGGAGGGGAACCCTACAACACGTTTGGGTGCATCTGGGTCGTCTACTACGACGTGGACAACGGGCGCCTCGCGTTCCTTCCTGGCCACTCGTCTGGTACTCCACGCCCAGCCGGCCCTGTCTTCCGCGACAAGAATGGGAAGAACTACGCGCCGAGCGTGATGGCTCCGTACCGCGGCCGCATGGTGTACGCGGGTTTCGAGCCGCCCTTCGAGGATGTGCTCGTGTTTTCGGACACTGGCACCTACGACCGCATCGAAACGGGCCCGGACTACAACCTCATCGTTCTCGACGACAGCGCCCGCACACTCACGATTGCTGGGCTCAAAGGCCAGAAAATCACTGCGTTGATTGACACGGCAGTCAGTGGGGTTGCTGGTCCTGCGCAGACGCAGCTCGTCATCCTCACGGAGCACACCTGCTTCGTGATGTCCGACGAGCCTACGTTGACTACCGAGGTAGTAGGCAGACTCCCGACTTTCGTGAAGATTCAGTACGAGTGCGGGTGCGTCTCGCAGAACACCGTGGCGAGGACGCCTGCTGGGCTGCTCTGGGCGAGTTGGAACGACGTGTGGGCGATGGACTACGGAGGCATTCCGCGCCGCGTCGGCACCAAGATTCGTCCTGCGTTGCTTGGTGCTGCGGCAGGCAACCGCCATCTCTGGCACGCAGTCTACGACCACGAGACTGGCTCGTACCGGCTGGCCATCACGGGGCAGGCGCAGGACCTCGAAGCAATAAAGAATCCGTTGCCTCATCAGTGGTGGCTCGATGTACGGAATGGACTCCCGCAGTCGGCGGCGGATGCTGCGTGGTTCGGTCCTCACACCTACCGTGTTGCGTGCGAGGTAGCTACGTCTGGGGTGCAGGGCACATTCATCATGAAAACGGTGGAGCGTGCAGGCGAACCTGCGGTCATCTTGTCCCCGTACATGGTGAGGCACCCGGACTCCGTCACGTCCTTGCGTTCCCTCGCATTTGCCAAGATGGACGCACAGGTTGGCTACGACAGCTGCAAGCCTCGCTATAGGCCCAGCGACGGAACCGACCTCGACAACGCCTACGAGGAGAAGGACAACGAAATCTCTTGGGAGATTCTCACGCCCCGCATCAGCCTCGGTGACTTGTCCGTGGACAAGACCTACGAGGGCTTGGAGTTGAGCGTGTGGGCGAACGACATCCTCGCGATGGGTGTCGAAGTCTTCGTGGACGGCGGGCGGCAGGTGGATGACGAATACATCACCATCCCACAGACGGGCTTCATCCTCGATGTGGATTCGCTCGATGACACCCGTGCGACGCATGAGTACCAGTCCGTCACCATCCACCCGGACCCGGCGCAGCGTTTCACCGGCAAGGACTTCCAGCTTCGCATCTACGACAAGCCCGGGTTCCCCCTCACGACCGAGGGCATGGCTCGCGAAATCATCGTGAACAGGGGTGGTCAGAATATAGTCGTAAACGCCGACGCGCCAGACCTGGCGCACCCGCTTTGGTATGCCGACCTGCTGGCGTTCCTCTCGGTCATCGCGGCTTCGATTTCGACAGTCCTTGGTTCGACGGTCTACAGCAGTGTCGTGTCTAACAAGGCACGACTCACGAATGGTGGTGGCACACCGTGGTCCTGGCAGGGGTTCGCTGGGCCTACTGCGTCTCAACGCAGCAGCCGCAAGGTGGGAGCGATGGCTGGCTTCCTTCCGAATCTACCAGCGACCGAACTCGGCACTGGAGTCGGAGTTACAGTGGGTGCAACAGCTTCGGTTCACCGCAAGCTCTCAACGGATGCGGAAATCGCCGCCATGTTCATCCGCACGTCCTTCTTCCGCCGTCGTCCAGGAGGCAAGAGGTATGAACCTGAGATTCCGTGACATGTTGCTGGTCGCCGCCCTCGCGGCGGGCATGCTGTGGCTCGCCGACGTCGGCACGGCGTGGGCCGTGGCGCTGAAGGTGTGGGCCCCGGGCGAGACGATTCGCGCGTCGGACCTGAACGCGAACTTCGCGGCTCTGAACGCCTACACGGGGCTCATCAAGAACGACCGCATCGCGGC